TACATCATGAGTAGTCCTAATCAGGTTGTTGTTAGTCAGGTAAGTGATGTTACTGTTGTTGAAATCACAACAGCAGGACCACAAGGAGCAACAGGACCAGAAGGCCCAACAGGTTCAAATACATTTAGTGGTTTAACAGATACACCTGCTAATCTTGTTGCAAATAAATTTTTGAAAGTTAATAGTTCTGCTAATGCTATTGAATACGCAGATGAATCAAGTGTTACTAATCTAAGTTATACACCTAGCACAAGAGTTTTAGCTTCTAGTAGTGGAGATAATGCAACTTTACCATTAGTAGATACAACTAATGCAGGTTTATTATCTGCTAGTGATAAATCAAAACTTGATGGAATTGAGACAAGTGCTACTGCTGATCAGACAGATAGTGAAATTAAAACTGCATATGAAAATAACAGTAATACAAATGCATATACAGATGCAGAAAAAACAAAATTAACTGGTATAGAAAGTAATGCAACTGCTGACCAAACAGATGCAGAAATAAGGGCTGCTGTTGAGGCTGCAACAGATTCAAATGTATTTACAGACGCAGACCATACAAAACTAAATGGAATAGAGGCAGGAGCTACCGCAGATCAAACTAACGCTGAAATAAAAACAGCTTACGAGGCAAATTCAGATACTAACGCATTTACTGACGCAGACCACAGCAAGTTAGACGGTATAGAAGCTAGTGCTGATGTCACTGACGCAACAAATGTAGACGCTGCTGGTGCGGTAATGAATACAGATAGTACAACTGCCTCAATGAGTTTTGTTGTTGATGAAGATAATATGTCATCAGATAGTGCAACTAAAGTACCAACACAACAATCAGTTAAAGCTTATGTAGATACTGAAGTAACTAATATGGTTACTACAACTGGATTGCAAACGCTTACAAATAAATCAATAGATTTAGATAATAATACTATTACAAATATTGAAGTAGATAATCTTAAATCTGGAGTTTTAGATACTGACCTTAATAGTGTTTCTTCTTCTGATGATACACTTGCATCTGCTAAAGCTATAAAAAGTTACGTTGATGCAAATAGTAGTGATACAACTTATCAGGCTGGAACGGGCTTAAGTTTATCTGGTACGACTTTTAATGTAGATCAAATAGCTTTGACTACTGTACAGACAGCAGCAAATGAATCTGCACATTTAGCACTTACAACCCAAGAAGGCGATATTGTTGTCAGATCAGATCAAAATAAGTCTTATGTAAGAAATAGTGGAACTGCTGGCACAATGGCAGATTTTACGGAACTTTTAACACCTACAGATCAAGTTTTATCAGTTAATGGTAATACAGGAGCTATAACGGCTGCACAAATAGCAGCAGCAGTAGAAGCAGCTACTGATTCTAATACTTTTACTGATGCAGATCATACTAAATTGAATGGTATAGAAGCCTCAGCTACTGCAGACCAAACAGCTAGTGAAATAAAAACTCTTTTACAATCTAATAAATTAACAGTCTCCGAAATAGCTGATGATGCGATAACTGCTGACAAACTAGCAAACTCTATTAATAGCGAAATAGCAGCAAATACAGCTAAAGTTACTAACGCAACTCATACAGGTGATGTCACTGGTTCTACTGCTTTAACTATTGCAGATGACGCTGTAACCTATGCCAAGATGCAAAACGTATCAGCAACAGACAGAGTTTTAGGTAGAGATTCTAGTGGTGCAGGGGTTGTTGAAGAGATAACACCAGCAAATTTACGCACCATGATAAATGTAGAGGATGGTGCTACTGCTGACCAAACAGATGCTGAGATTAAGACTGCATACGAAAATAATTCTGATACCAATGCTTTTACAGATGCAGAGAAAACTAAACTATCGGGTATAGAGGCTAACGCAACTGCTGACCAAACTGACGCTGAGATTAGAGCAGCAGTAGAAGCTGCAACAGATTCAAACGTATTTACAGATGCTGATCATTCAAAACTAAACGGTATTGAAGCTACTGCTGATGTTACAGACGCAACTAACGTAGATGCAGCAGGGGCTGTTATGAACAGTGACCTTGATGGCAAAGGTGAATTGTTGGTAGGAGATGGGTCAGGAGATCCTACTGCCTTAGCTGCTGGTACTGATGGTTATGTTCTAAAGGCTAATAGCAGCACTGCAACTGGTCTTGAATGGTCTGCCGCTGGTAGTGGTGGTGATGTAAACCAAAATGCTTTTTCTAATGTTGCAGTATCAGGTCAAACAACTGTAGCTGCTGATAGTGCTACTGATACTTTGAATATCGCTGCTGGAAGTAATGTCACTATTACAACAAATGCCAGTAATGATACTGTCACTATTGCTTCTACAGACACAAACACAACCTACTCTGTTGGAGATGGTGGCCTTACACAAAACAACTTTACTGATGCGTTAAAGACGAAACTTGACGGAATAGAAGCATCAGCCACCGCAGATCAAACAGCAAGTGAAATAGTTGCATTAGTAGCTGATCAAACTATTGCTCCGTCTGCTATTCAAATGGCTGATAGTGAAAAAATTCAATTGGGAGATTCTCAAGATTTAGAAATATCTCATACTGGCACAGATGCAAAAATAACTAATATTACTGGAAATCTTTTAATAGAACCAAAAGATGCTCAAACAGGTATTAAAGTAATCCCAGATGGTGGGGTGGAGCTCTACAACAATAATATTTTAAGGATTAAAGCAGAATCATATGGAGGTAAAGTATTTGGATCTTTTGTTGTAAATAATGCCGTCAAAATAAATTCATATGCAGCATCTTTAGAAGTTGGACAAGGTAATGAATTAACAATTAATCATGACAATACAGATGCAACTATCCAAAATACGAAAGGTAATCTAAATATAAAACCTAAATCTGGAGAAGATGGTATAAAACTAATACCTGATGGTGGGGTGCAACTGTATTACGATAATACACAAAAATTTTCTACGAGTTCGACAGGCTGTTCAATTACGGGAACACTTACAACATCAGGCGATGTTGTTATTAGTAGCGAGTATCCTAACTTACAATTTATAGATACCAATCACGATAGTGATTTTAGATTAACAAATGGAAACGGTAGTTTCTTACTTTATGACATTACTAATTCACAAACAAATTTTAAAGCTCTTAGTAATGGTTCAATTGAGCTATTTCATGCGGGGAGTAAAAAGCTTGAAACATCATCAGATGGAGTTGATATTAGTGGCAATTTAGAGTTAGATGGTGGGGTAATTAACTTAAAAAACTCAGGTTCTCAATCAGAATTGCGTTTATATTGTGAATCTAGTAATGCACATTACGCAAGCATAAAAGCACCAGCACATGCTGATTTTTCTGGAGATATTACATTTACTCTTCCATCAGGATATGGTTCCTCCGGTCTATTCTTACAGTCAGATGGATCGGGTGGCACTACGTGGGCAGCAGCTTCTGGTGGTGGTGGTGGTTTAAGTTCTGATTCTGATGGTAATACTATTGGAGGAACAAATGCTGGAGATGCTATTACTTCTGGGCAAGGTGAAAAAAATACATTAATTGGATTTGATGCTGGTACAGATTTAACTACTGGAAAAAATGTAACTGCTATTGGTTATGAAGCTGGTGCAAATATAACTACTGCATTACGTTGCGTTTTTATTGGGGCAGAGTCAGGTAAAACACTAACTATCGGTACTGCGAATGTTGGCGTAGGGTATAAAACACTAAAAAGTGCATATAGTACTGAGTCATCAGCTGCTTTTAATACTGCAATTGGAGATTCGTCTTTACAGGATCTAACTACTGGAGCTTATAATACAGGAGTAGGAGCATCCGCTCTATCGAACAATTCTACAGCTAGTTATAATACAGCCCTGGGATATCAGGCTGGATCTTATATTACTACTGGTTCTAATAATGTTTGTGTGGGTCGAACTTCTGGTTCTTTCCCAGGTTTTAATGGCAGTAATAATGTATGTATTGGTGCACAGGCGGCTGTTAGTCAAGGCATAACTGGTAGTAACAATATAATTGTTGGATTTCAATCACAAGCTAGTGCAACAACAGTAAGTAATGAAATTACTTTAGGTAACGCAGACATCACCAAATTCAGAATACCTGGTTTAGATAGTTTTCAGATTGACGACAATGGAACGATTGATTTACCTGGTGCTATAGATGAAAATGTTGTAACTATAACTGATGGTGCATCTGTTGATTTAGATCCTGATAATGGTACTTTACAAACTTGGACATTGGGTGCAAATAGAACTGCAACTGAAAGTTTAACAACTGGTCAGTCAATGCTACTTGTAGTTACCGCAGGTTCTTACACTCTTACTTTTCCAACTATCACATGGGTAGGAGGTTCTGCTCCAACTTTAAGTACAAGTAAACCAACAGCAATAGAAATATGGAAAATAGGAAGTACTTTATATGGAGCAAATGTAGGTGATTTGGGATGAGAAATCATTTATTACGTGCAGCTTCTGCAAATGTTAGTAGTGGAATTGTAACTACTAACTTAATAGCACATTATGATTTTGGTAACTCTAGTTCATATAGCGGCAGTGGAAATAATAATGATACAGTTACAGATTTAACAGGTAATAATAATGATGCGGTTTTAGTCGGAGATAACAGTACATTTTCTACTAATACTGCTAATGGTGGATATTTAGAAATGAATCATGGGGGGTCATCTTCAATAGGAACAATACAAAGAGATACTAATCTTTTATCAAATCTTGGAACTGATGATTTTACTTTAGAATTTTGGATTCAAATAAAAAATAATGGTCAAAATACATATTATGACCTGTTATTTATTGAGTTCCCTTCTTCTCCTTCAAATAGCCGTTTTATTTTATCAGGATCAGTATATTACAGCACTTTCAACGGAGAACCAGGACACAGGTTTGCTAGCGGTGCTTCTTGGGAAGCACTAGGTTCAACTGTGCTTTACGACTCTACAAGTTTTAGTGGTTGGATGCACTTAGTTTATAGTCGCACTGGTACTGGCACTGGAGATGTAAAATTTTACAAGAATAATACTTTGCAAGGTACAGGAACAAATGCGACTAATTATGGGAATTATACAAGTTTCTTTAGCTCTAATGATAGGAAATATTTTGGTATTGGTTTTACTTCCAATGTTCTTAGGCTAATAGCAAACTTAGCAATTTTTAGGTTTTATTCTGGTACTGGGTTGACGGCTGCACAAGTACAACAAAACTATAATACTGATAAAGCCCGTTTTGGGTTATAACTGAACTATGAACTATGCAATCCTTGATGGTACTTCTATAAAAAGTACTGGTACGATCCAACAATTATTTCCAAATACCTGTTTCTCTGAAAATGGTGTTAATACAACATTTTTATCAGAAAATAATGTTGTTGATTTTATTACATACTTATCGTACGAAGCACCAACACAAAAACTTACGCAAGTAGATCCTTACATAAAAGATGGTAAGGTTTATAACGTAAAAGTTGAATCTACAACCACAGAAGAACAAGCTGCACTAGTTGCTGCACAATGGGATGTAGTAAGAATGGATAGAAATATGAAATTAGAAGACACTGATTGGAGAGCTAGTAATGATTTGACATTATCAAATGATTGGAAAACATATCGTCAGGCATTGAGAGATATTACTACACAATCAGATCCATACAATGTTACTTGGCCAACAATTCCAAGTTAATATAAAATTAAGTTATTACAAATATTAGTTATGGCAGAACGTACAATAGAAGAGGTTGCCACTATCTTTAAAAATGCTGGAGATAGTGTTACTGTGATAAACAACCTTGCAGCTTTGTCATCTCTTACAGACGAACAGAAGGAAACTGCTCAAAGAAACGTATTACATTTAGAAATAATAAGAGAGTATAAGAAAGAAGACGGCACAACTAGTATTTGGACAACAGAAGACTTTACTTCACAGGAAAACGCAATTACACTAGGAAAAACATTGTATTAATGAAAGAAATTATTGAAAAGCAAATTCTCGAATGGCAACAGGAATTATTAAAACAAAAAGAAGCAAAGGAAAATGCAGAAAGAGTAATATCTGAATCAAGTCAAAATATTTTAGTACTTACAGGCGGCATACAGTTTGGTCAGGCACAAATTAAAAAGTATGAAAGCGAAAACAACCAAAATACAAAAATAGGTGAAAGTAAAAATCAAAAAAAGTAGAAGGGATATTGTTAAGAGTGTGTCCTGTTTGTGGCACAAATTTCAATACAATGGAGCAGAGAAGAATATATTGCAGTGGAGCGTGTAAGACAAGGTTTTGTAGAAGTAACAAAAGTCTGAAAAGAATTTGAAATCAATTAGTATATAACTTTAATTTTTTTAATTAAATGCTCAAAAAAGTATTAACAATAGCTGCTGCATCAGCACTATCAACACCTGCATTTGCGGGATTCTATGTAAACGTGGAGAACAATGGTTCTTACACAGGTAGAGACTATAACGGTTCTGGTACTGATTTACATCTTGGTTATGAAGGTAGTAATGATTCTGGTGCTTCTTTCTATGTTCAAGGTGGTGCGTTATTATCTAACCCAGATAACGGAGAATCAGAAACAAACTTTTCTGGTAAAGTTGGTGGTTCTATCTCAGCAGCAGAGAAAATTGACGTTTATGGTGAGTTTTCTATGGTTGCAGATGACACTAATTCCTACGGAACAAAGCTTGGTTTGAAGTACAAGTTCTAAGTATGTAACTTAATATGAATAGGGGTGTGCTTACACACACCGTAGTTATGACTATCATGTATATAACTGCAAATGCACCTCTTCTCATGTTAAATAAAATCTCTTCTATATTATCCATCGTATCTTTTGTGATTAGTATTTCAACTTTAGGTGGAGCTTATGCAGGTTATCGTTACATAACCAGCCCACAATTTGAAAAGATGATGATGGATAAGGTAATGACTAAGGTATCAGGAATGATGCCAAAAGTATTGGATGGAGCGTTACCTAGCACAACAGGTAAATCATTGCCTTTATGAAAGAATTAGAACGCACACCTTATTGTATTAGGACTCGTTTTATAGCAGTTTTGGCATTGATAACATCAGGAATTACATTTGGGTCAGGACTTATAGTGTTTTCATACATAAAAAGTCCAGCTTTTGAGAAACAATTACTTGGACAGGTAATGAAACACATGGATTGGATTATTGCTGATGAGCTTGAAAAGCAGATAAGAAAATTAAAACCAAGACCTGTTCCTGACCCTAATGATTCAAATAAATGGTTTTGGGATTATATAGAACAAAGAAATAAAAAACAAATAGAATGGGAAACAAAAGGTAAATGGAAGCAATGAACTGCTGGCACTGTAATACAGAATTAATCTGTGGCGGAGATCGAAGTATTGGTGACGATTGCTTACCGCATCTACAAGAAGAGTATTCAATTATTACTTATCTTTCGTGTCCTAAATGTCATTCAGATGTAGAGGTTTTTATGCCTAAATATGCCTACGATTAAAGTACCAAAAGTAGAATTGCCAAGTATTGAGATACCTGAGACACCATATTTTACAAAGCATAAACTAGGAGGACAGATACCAGGCTGTAACTTATTTCATAGAGATTTAGAGGTAACACGTAATCCTTCTTTGTTAATAGCAGATCCTAATGGTACGTTTACTAGTTGTCCAGAAGGTCAGATCCCGTCATTCGATCCAATAAGATTTGATATAAATGAGTTGATATATACGGAGAGTAATCCTGTTCAGAATGAAACAAAAAGGCAAGAAACAAAAGTAGCACCACCTGTTAAAGAAAAGAAAAAAGAAGAAGAAACTTTACCTTGTCCTAGTAAAAAAGATCAAAGAGTAGGCGACTTTCGTAACGAAAAACGATTGGAACGTGTCTTAGG